CGGAGTTGCCTGAGCTGCCTATCTGCGCGAAGTCGCCCGAGCTGCCTATCTGCGCGGAGTCGCCTGAGCTACCTATCTGCGCGAAGTAGCCTGAGCTGCCTATCTTCGCAAAGTCGCCTGAGCTGCCTATCTTCGCGTAGCCACCTGAGCTGCCTATCTGCGCGGAGTTGCCTGAGCTGCCTATCTGCGCGAAGTCGCCCGAGCTGCCTATCTGCGCGGAGTCGCCTGAGCTGCCTATCTGCGCGAAGTAGCCTGAGCTGCCTATCTGCGCGAAGTAGCCTGTTTCGACCTTATCACTCGGCATATTTTTTATCGTTTTCTCGTATACGAAATCTATACAGGCTTTGACGAAACCGGCAAAACCAAGCTTTACGCCGATTTTGATAGTGCTTGTGGCGAATTTTCGCCCATCATCGGTAACAGGCTCGTCGATAGCTTCTACGGTCGTAAATTCGCTGAACTTGCCATCTTTGCGCACCAGCGGGTAATAGTCCAGCACATCAAGCGGATTAACGCAGTAGTGCGTAACCCCGCCGACGCATACGCCGTGCCCGTTTTTCTTGTAGGTTTTGCCTTCTTCGTACTGATAACCCCTGCATACGAGCCCAGGGTCATAGGCTTTAAAGCCAAGTTTGTTATCATTCATCGTTGTTCCCCTTTCACTTTTGCGTAGATTGCTTTTAGGTTTTCAAGCTCGTCGCTGCTGACATTCTCCCTGTGCTGCTCAACGCCTAAGCGTTGCTGTTCGCGTTCTTTGAGCGGATAGACATCCTGCCAGCACTTAACGATGCTTTGCTCAAGCACCGATTTCCACTGCTCCGGCGGAAATTCGTTTTTAAGCTTTGTCACTAAAAGCTGCTTTGCCCTGTCAGTCATGGGCTTTTTGATGCTCTTTCGCATTTTCTCGAAGTCTTTCAAAACGGCCAATAAATCGCCATCACCGGCCGCGAAAGCGGCAAATGCGTCAGCATCGCGCGTGTGCGCGCTTTTGTCTTTGTCTTTGTCTTTGTCTTTGTCTTCTTCTTTGTCTTTTTCTTTTTCCGGCTTTTTTGGCTTTTGGTGGGTTTCCAAAAAAAGCGGTGGGTTTTTTGGGTTTTCTGAAAAAGCGGTGGGTTTTTTAGGTCTGCCGCCTTTTTTTCCGTTTTCGCTCTGCTTCTTGGCGTTAGCCTCGTAAGCATCCGCGTCGCGGTCTATCTGGCCTTTTATCACGATGAATGCGATTCGCTCAGCTCCCGTTAACTCGTCAGGCTCTTCCCCGTTAGCATATTGCATGATAGCGAGGAGTAGCCTGCCTCGTGCCCCGTTGTCAAGCTCCCGTACCACGTTGATAAAATCGGGATAAACTTTGATGTATGGCAGCATTTCTTATCTCCTTATGTACTTGTAGCTTTTAGAACGGCGTATACCGTGCCAGACTTGCTTATGATCTTTTTCCCTCTTGCAAGCGAATTTGATACATATGTCGGATTTCTGCCAATAAATCTTGATGCAGCCGCCATAGACGGGAACAATGTCTCATTTTCATCGTCAGAAATTAGCTTTACTGGTTTTTGCATATTTTTGTACAGCCCGGTTAATATGCCATGTTTAATGTTGTCGGCAAGTGTTACCCATTCCAGATTAGATGCAGCGTTGTTTTTAAAATTTCCGTCGATGTGATTAACTGTCATGTCTGGGCAGTAACCGTCGCACCATGTCATTGCAACGAGCCGAGCAACAAGATAATCTTTTTTCTTGCCGTCTTTCCATAGCGAGACTCTGAAATCACCGCGCCCCCCTTTTTTTTGCGTCTTTGGTTTTAAAACGCGAGTTTTCCAAATCCGTTTCGCATATTTCGCATTTGAAGTTACCTTGTTTGGTGCGCTTCGTATATTTCCAAGATTAGAAGCTTGATATATTCCGCTATAACCGGGTATGTCTTTCCATGTTTCCATATCTCCACCTCGTTAGAACGGCAACGGAGCTTCTCCATCGTCCGGCAGCTCTTCAAAGTCTGCTGCGGATATATCGGGCGAGGGCACGGAAGCAGCGCGGCGGCTCTCACCGAAATAGACATGCTCTGCAGTAACTTCTGCGTTTCTCCGCTTATTGCCGTCCTTGCCCGTCCAGTCGCGCAGTTGCAGTCTGCCGTCAACGACAGCCATGCTGCCCTTGGCGAAATACTTGCTGACAAACTCAGCAGTCAAACGCCATGCGACGCAGTCGATGAAATCGGTCTGCTTCTCGCCGCCGTCGCGGCCGCCGAAATCGCGGTCAACGGCAAGGGTGAACGATGCGACAGGGGTCTGTGACTGAGTGTATCTCAGCTCCGGGTCACGGGTTAGGCGGCCCATGATCGTGATGTGATTAAGCATTGTTTCTCCTTTCAAATCCAAGACTTGCCGAACACTTCCATGAACTTTTCGTGTCCGTATAGTTCTTCAAATCGTTCCTGGCACTCGCGCTTCAAGCGCAAATCAAAATCGCGGTTTCGGTGTACGCTGTATTCTGCGCCGGTGTGCCAGTCCCAGCGCAGCCACACCCAGCAGCCCCATTTGTCGGCGGCTTGCCTGCGTCCTCCGCCGTATACATGATGACGGTTTAGCCCCTGTGTGTCGCCGGTGATGTAACATTCTCGGCCGTTCTGCATGATGCTATCTGCCATCCCATGCCTCCAACATACTGGCTATGTCGTTCGGGTCTTTGGTTTCAATGCCCACTGATTGGCAGTCCTGCACCACAAGATCTATAAGCCGCGACATCTGCTCCGTGTCGTATACGCTGCTGCCATAGTAGGCTATGACTTCCGATACGCCCTTTTGACCGCTTAGCGTGACATCCGTCAGCCAGCCTAAGCCGTAGCTTTCCCACGCGTCACAGAAGCGCCCTACAGCCTCGTCGGCAATGTACAGATGATCATTGTTGCCGCCGATGTTCTTCACATAGCCCTTGTACAGGCTTTCCTTTGCTATGTGCATCTTCGCGGCGAGCTTGTCCATAAGCACCCATGCATAGCTGTTAGCGTTCAGACTGCGCGGTTCGCGGTGTTTCTTGGCCGTAACATCTAAGCCCTTGCCTTTCAGCGTTTCGTACAGCTCGCGGCAATCGTCCTTTGTGCGGAAAGATATCACCTGCGCCCCGTCCATCGTGAAAGTCAGATCGTGTATCTCAGCCCTCATTTTTTGCGTCCCTCATAGCAGCTCTTGCACAGGCACTTGCCGGTTTCCTTCTTAGTAAGCTTTGCTATCTTGAACGCGCTGGTCTTGGTGCCGTCCTGCGCAATGTAATCCTCGATGAACATTCCGCATTCCTCACATTTAAGCGATATATTGTCCTTTTTCGGTGCTTCCGGTTTCGGCGTTTCCGGCTCTTTCGGCTGCGGTGTATCGTATTTCGTTCTGTCCTTTGCAAAGTACACGTCAGCCGCGATGCCCAGCGCCTTGGCCGCAACGCTTATCGCATCCGTAAGTGCCATCTTTTCGCACTCATCGCTCATGTATGCGCCGTTGCGCTCCTGCGCCACAAAGCTTGCGCCGCCGAGGCCGGGGATGCCGTGACTTTCCTTGCCGCTTTCAGGGTCTATGTAAAAGAGCTTTATCTCCACGAATGCCGCTGTCTGCCTGCTTATAGGATCGTGCTCAAGGCGCTTGTCGATGATTTCGTACCACCAGCCGACACCGCAAGGACCGAACATCTCGGTCAGCGTCTTGATGCGCCACATCGGATTTATATCCGACATGCCTTTCAGCCGCCCGGCGTTTATGGGCTTCATAGCGACTTCGGGTACGCTGCGCCCGTAGTCGTAAAAAATCATATTGTTCCCCATACCGCACCTACTTTACCGACATATTCATGTTTTCGGCCAAACGCCAGCCGGAAACCTCTGTGCCGGATTTGATAGCGGCCTTGATAGCGTTCTTGTCGGGCTTCTGCGTAACCGTTACCTTCATGTACTCGTCAGGGGCAATGCTCTCATCGTCGCTTGTGGCTATGGTGCTCTTGCGCCACGATACCGCCACTTTGCCGGATATGTAGGGTTCCCCGTTCAATGCATCGGCAGCCGCTGCCTTGAAGCGTTCTGCGCGTTTTTCACAATACTTCTTGCGTGTTGCCAAGCGGCCAATTTCCAGCTTGATTGCTTCCGCTTCCGCTGTGTCGTTTTTATAGCCCAACAGCAGATTTTCAATAACGTCCTTGCGCTCCATGTTCAGCGCTTCAAACTGCTTAAAAAATTCTTCGACAGGTGCTATAATGTTGCCGTCTTCGTCTTTCCAGTCGCACAGCTCGCCGGTCTCGGCATCTGTGAAACGGTCGTACAGTTTCATGATCTTGTTATCGACCCAGTACAGATTGTTCATTTGCCGTTCTCCTTTTTGTTATTTAAATGTGTATCTCCCGCTTCATTCGACTGAATCGGCTTTCCGCATTTCGGGCAAAAGTGCCACCTTTTGCTCACATCCCGACCGCATGTGCATTGCATGCGGTCTTCTTCTTTTATCCGCTTATCGGCAGTCATCGTTATTCCTCCTTATTTAAATGTGTATCTCTCGCGCCTCTTAGCGCACTCGGCCTCCGCAGTATCGGCAAACCACACAAGCGCCTGACATATTCCGCCGATCACGCCAAATACGGCCATGACCAGCCACACGAATACACCGATGTTCATTGTTTAACCCCTTTCATGACTTGCATATCAAGTCGCGCATGTCGCTTATCGGCACATCCAGCGTCCTTGACAGCGCTTTCACTTCGCCGATCTTCCATTTCTCGGACGAGCCGGAGAACATCGTTCTCAGCCGCCCGGTGCTTATGCCCATCTTGGCAGCGAGGTTGACCTCGCTCAGCTGCAAGGCCGCCTTGCGCCCGAGCACGAGCTCCTTTAGCGGGTCTCTGTCGATTTTGTCAAATCGCGTTCTCGGCATTTTATTTGCCCCCTTCGTTTTTTCGTGCCATGATCGCATCAAACGCCGCGTTAAGCTTCGCCTCGGCGTTCCTGGGCTTGCGCTGGCCGTTGAGTATCATGGAAATATAGCTTTTGTGCACGCCCAACTCATTGGCGATATCGACCTTTGTTACCTTTGCGTTGTGCATGCGGCCTATGAGGTCTCCTGTCCACATTTCCGGCATCATATCAGCTCCTTTCTGTTGCATTTGTTCACATTTCGTGATACCCTCCTATAAAAAGGAGGTAAGCTCATGCTTAATGACATCCAGTACAAAATCCTTGCTCACTTACAGCCCGTAACATCTGCCAGCCCTAAAGAGCTGTTTGACGCTTTTCCCGTCAAGCAATGCCTCTCAGTTGATGCAGAACTGCACGAACTGTGTGACGAGCTGTCTTTCATCAGCTTTTCGGGCTCGAGCTACCGCATTACTAAAGCCGGAAAGCACGCTTTAAGCGACCACGCTACCATGCTCCGCAGGGAAAAAGCTGCGAGAGTACATGATTACCACATTGCTTCCTACGGCATTGTTGGTGGTTTGCTCTCGGGTTTTGGCGGTTCGTTGATTATCCTTTGGTTACAAGGATTACTGTAACAACCGATGCGAGAATTGCCGCGATTTGCGTTAACAGGAACACCAGTATCCTGAACGCTCTGCGGTTCTTCACTTTCCTCATCCCCCTTTACTTTTTTCTTGCGTTTGTTTGCTTTCTCCTTTAAGATGAGAATGCCGCGGTAAATCTATCCACTGTGCTGTTCCGGGGTGCAGAACCCGGACACGCCGCGTGCGTCGTCACAAAAATGTACAGTTTATTCGCGGCATTCTCATCTTAAAGGAGTTGATTTCATGCGTAGATGTAAAATAGTGATTGCTCTTGTCCTTGCCGCATGTATCGGCATTACCGTTGCATATATAGCCTCGATGACCTCGCTTCTCCCGGGTGTTGAGTTCCGTTATGTTACCAACGGTCGAACCGGTGAACCTGTAAGCCTACTTGGCTCTTTGATCGCTTACGGTTTCATTTGGCTCATATTCAACGGCCTGATTTCTACATACTTTTGCATTGCCATATCAATAGCCGGTACCATACTTAAACGATGCGGGTACAAGCAGGAAATTGATAAGCTACTGAACGATGGCCTATTTCTTAACAGGCTTGGAATTTCTGCCATAGCCTCAACCGTCGTCACCGGCTTTTTTCTTCTGCTGTATATGTTCAACATCATAAGTCTCGTTTAGCTGCGGCCTTACCCGTTTAGCAGCTCGTCCACGGTGCAGCCGTAGACTTTCGCAATTTCCGGCAGTTTTGCTGCTCTTGGCAGCCACTTGCCTTTTTCCCATCCGACAATAGCGGTATGGTCATAGCCGAGCTTTTTTGCAGCTTCGTCGAGCGTAAGCCCTGCCGCCAGTCTTGCCTTCTTAAAATTCACTTGTTCTGCCTCCTTTCTTGCTTTTTGTGAGATTTAATATTGACAAAACGGAAACAATAAGTTATTATGAATGTGCCACCAATCAAATATTTATTGCCGTTCTGTCTCACTTTCGATAGAGCGCGTCTCACTGTTTCAAAGTATATCTAACTTTTAATCAGATTTCAAGTGTTTTTCTGATTTTCTGTGAGAAAAGGCATCTTGCACAAAAAGTGGGGGTGTATTTTGTGTTTTATGACAACTTTATGCTGTTGTGTGAAAAAAATCAGATTAGGCCGTACACCGCATTAAAAAATATAGGTATCGAAAGTAACTCTATATTGAGCCGTTGGAGAGCTGGTGCTACACCTCGCTCTACAACGATTAAAATGATTGCCGATTATTTCGGCGTAACTCCCGAAGAATTGCTTTTCGGCATAAAAAAACAGCCCTCCATCCCTAAGGATGAAGAGCTTAATAAAAACGATGCTGTGTGGGATTTGCGTGAAGCCGTGCTCGAGCGCTTCCCTGATTATGATGTTGGCCAGCTCAGCGAGATCATGGATTTTATAGAAGGCCGCTTAACCCAGGCACAGAAGATTGCTTTGGATATTGAAAAGCAGCAGCAGGCAAAACCGTTGGTCAGCCTTGATGCTTCTCAGCGGAGCGCCGTTCGTTCATTGCTGCAAGAGCTTCTACAAGAAGATGAACAATAACTTTCTTGTCATCGGGTAACCTATCAAACATTTCAAAGTATTCTCGAACAAATTCCTTGTCCTCTTCGGGCACATCGGCGAGTATATCGGCCATTTTTGCGTCAGTCATAATTGTTCTCCTCTGAAAGAGCTTTTATAAATGTGTATACGTTGTCGAGCTGTTCCTCGTCAAGCTGATACAGCAGCGCCATTAATTCGGCAGACCGGCTTATTGTTTCCCTTATCGCTGTTTTCTGTGCTTCCGTAAATTCTTTATCGGTCATCGTTTCACCCTCCGTTATGTATGTGCCCGGCTGCTTTGGCCGGGCGCTTTCTGTTTGTGCAATCTGCGTATTTTCTCAGTTTACTTTCGGACATTTCGCCGAAAATGTAAAAATTTATAGAATTTGTGAATTCGCAGTGTTATTATTTATGTAGACATTGGCAAATAAAGTTACGTTTGGGGGTGTTTGCATGGGTAAAAGGCTTGTGTGTTTTCTCTTGGCTCTGTGCTTGCTGTTCTCGCTGTGCGCTTGCTCGCATTCCGATGATGCAGCCGCGCCGAGCGATGATAAAACCGTTTATGTCAGTCAAAGCGGCGGCAAAATACATCGTTACAATGATTGCAGCGGCATGAAGTATTACGACACGATGACATATGGCGAAGCAATCGACGATGGTTACACTGTTTGCGAAAAATGCTTTGGCTGATATCTGAAAAAGAGAATTATTGAAACCCAATTATCTAATATAGATAATAACGCATTTGCATATAAAATGCAAGAGAAATTATTGCTCGCTAAAATAATGGGAGAGATATCATGGAAATTCAGGCATCCGAAGGAGTCGTTTTCTTGCTGAACCTTTTGCTCACGTTCTGCATCTATACGCTTCCTTTTATAATAATTCGTTTCGTCATTCGTAAAAGGCCATACACGGCTGCACAAGCAAAGCGCATAGTCATTATCTACGGCATTGCGGTATGGCTGATAATGACCGTTGCTATGATTGTTACAGACGGTCGCGTAGCCGGAGCCAGTGTTTTACTTTGGAGCTTTATAAACTATAAGGTTCTTGTTTCAATCTCACGCAACGAAGTTAGGGGAGCTCCCGAGCCTGAAAACGAACATCAAGAAATCACTGTTGCTTATGACGAGTACGATTGTGAAGAGAACGAAAAACTGGAAGCGCAAGATGTCACCGCGCATAAGGTAAACCATAAAAGAAACATCCCTAAAAAAATAATACGTCCTATATTTGCTTTACTTATTGTCGCTATGTTCGCTGCTACTGCTTACTTCGCCTATTCTTACGGCTGCGATAATAGTTATGATGACGGTTACACAGTCGGGCACAAAGAAGGATACACTAAAGGCTGGGAAGTTGGCAGAGATGGAGGATACAGCGACGGCTATAAGAACGGGCATTCGGAAGGATATGTTGAGGGTTATATAACCGGGCATAATAGCGATACCGCTCGAAAATATCAGTTTTCTGATCAGGAATTATGGAGAGCGGCATATATAGATTACATAAGAGAACATGGAGTTGTTGATTAAGCCGCGGTATGCCTACAAACTATGACCTCAACACCCTCTGTCTATCGTCGAACAGCTTTAGCACTCGCTCTATCTGCTCGTCGCTGCACTCGGTTATGATTATGACGGTCTTGTTTCTCGCAAGCCACTTGACCCTTAGGGGTTCGGGCGTAGTTTTTTTCGTGTTGTTTCTCATTGCTGCACCTCTTTAATTTAATCAGTCCTGCCGCCGCGCCAACAGGGCAGGACATTTTTTCACACAGCGTTTGTAAAATATTGCTTGCTGTACTTATAGCGTAGCGCCTGTCTTGACAAATGTCTACGCATAAATAACCGAAACCTAAAAGAAACAACCGAAATCGATTTCGGGAAATACACGAAATTTTCGTGTTTTCGCCGAATTCATCGTGTATTTCAACAATTTCTCGTGTATTTCAAAAAATTTTAATATGGGAGATGCTTAATGTGTCAAAAATGGAGGACATGCAATCTTACTTTGACGAGTACCCTGAGGCACTGCGAAAAGCGAGAGCTTCAAGCAGTCTTACGCTGGCAGAGCTGGCAAGGATAAGCGGCGTTCCTTATAACAGCATTTGCTCCGTCAACTCCGGCGCTACGAAGCAGCCGCTGCTTTATTACTCTGCGGCAACCTGTAAAGCACTCGGTCTGTCGCTCGATGAGCTGATGGGCTTGCGCGTGCCGGAAGTGCTGACAGGCGAACAACAGCAGCAAATTTACGAGCTTGAGCATGAAAACGGCATATTAAAAAGCACCGTCGAGCATTATAAGGCTCTCGGTGCTGTGTATAAGCCGCTGATATTTGGCCTGATCGGCGTTTGCGCTCTGCTGCTGTGTGCAACGATAGGTTATATCTTTTTAGACATTCGCATGACGCGAGCCGGCTTGTTTCAGTCTGCCGGAATGTCTGCGCTTGCCGTTCTGCTGGCTGTTGTGGTTATCGCGGCAATAGCGCTAATGGCGTACACAGCTAAGATGATTATCAAAAACGCAAAAAGCCCACGGGATTAACCGTGGGCGTTATTCGCTTTAAATTTTATTATGGCGAATATCCAAAGGGGGAAAGCGAATAATGAAGTGCCGAAATTGCAAAGCCGAATTGCCCGATGAGCTGCATTTTACGTTCTGCGGCTATTGCGGTGAGCGCCTTGTCCGCGAGCGCAAGAAGAAAGACGAGATAAAAATACCCACGCCGCGCAAGCGTGGGCAGAAGTGGTATGTTGATCTCCGCCGTGAGGGCGTGACCGTCATTGAAGACACCGAAGCCGAAGCCAAGGCCAAGGCGATTGCCATAAGAGCAGGGTTTGTTAAGACCCAAAAGAAAACGGATTTGACACTTGCCGAAGCGATAGATAATTATATTGAAAATCGCCGGAACGTTCTGTCACCGTCAACCCTTGCCGGTTACGGCTCCGTGAAGAAAAACCGCTTTAAGGCCGTAATGGCAAAGCCGCTGTCCGATATAAAGGACTGGCAAGCGGTGATTAACGCAGAAGCGCTCGTGTGTGCCCCTAAGACGCTTAAGAACGCATGGGGGCTTGTGTCACCGGCCATTAAATCCGCCGGTGTGGAGCTGCCCAGACTTACCCTGCCGCAAATTGTGCCTAAAGACCCGGTTTTTCTTACGCCGGAGCAGATACATGTCTTTATCGCAGCCGTCAAGGGAACGCCTGTCGAGATAGCCGCACTACTCGGCTTGCATTCACTCAGGCGCTCCGAGATCGCCGCGCTTGATTGGTCAAATGTCGATTTGGAAAAGCGCACTATAAAAGTATCCGGCGCAGTAGTCCCGGGAGAAAATTGGACACTTGTTGAAAAGCCGTCAAACAAAAACGCCACATCGACCCGAACAATACCTATTATGATACCGGAGCTTTATGAGGCTTTGACGGCTGTTAAAAGTAAGCACGGTAAGGTCGTAACATGCTACATTTCCACAGTGTATGATTGGGTCAATGATATTTGCGCTGCTAACGGCTTGCCGAAGCTTGGCGTTCACGGATTGCGTCATTCGTTTGCTTCGTTAGCATACCATGTTCGCATGAGCGAACAGGCTGCAATGCAAATAGGTGGCTGGTCAGACTACGCGACAATGCGTAAAATTTACACGCATTTGTCTGCGCAGGACATAGGCCACGCAGAAAATGCAATGCGCGATTTTTACGACAATTTACCCAAGCAAAAATGATAGTTTACGTCAAAATTTACGACAACACCGCAAAAGTACAGCATTATCAATGCTTTTTCGCTCCACCGCAAAGGTTCGAATCCCTTACGGCGTGCCAAAAAGAGAAAATCCCGAAGTCGTTGAAACTTCGGGATTTTCTTTATTTATCAATGGTTTTCAGCATTTTTGCATCATATTTTTTCAACGTAATCATACAAAAATTAGCGTAGCAATACACGTTTTAACTTGCGATTTTACGTCAAAATTTACGACAACTTTCTTATGCGTTCTTGAGGATGCTTATTGCTTTCTTGATTGCCATGTGTTCGCTCTCGCCGCCTGCGGTTTTTAGCATCTCTTCGAGCTGTTCTATAGCGTGCTCGCTCTCATCGGCGCGGCTGTAATTCCTGCGGCTATATCCGTCATCCCGGCTATAACGCCCCATGCTGTCGCGCTTGTAGCTGTTGCCTCGCATAAAGCCTTCTGCATCCCATTCGCTTCTACGGCTGTAGCTCTCGCCCATGCAGATCTTGTCGATGTTCTTTATGCTGTGCACAAGCTTGTCGATAATGTCAAGCGCGCCAACGTTTAATTCGCCCTGTTCTGCAATGCTGTCGAGTTCCTCGCAAAGCATATCGCGCAGTCTTTCAAGTGTTCTCATACTCATGTTATTGCTCCTTTCACGCTATTCTGTCAACTATAAGATTTGCATTTGCAAAGTTGACTGCCTGACCGCTCGTGTTCTCTGCTGCTACAGTGAGGCAGCAGTCGCGCGGTACGTTTACATTTGCGGCAACGTAGATATTAAAATAATTCTCAACCGCAGCCGGTGTTACCGTTGCCGTCGCACTGGTAAGCGGTTCGCCGTTTATCGCTAAAGCGGCCGTGATCGCCTCCACGGTGCCGCCGGTAGGTATGGCTATATTCGCGCCAAAGGCAACACGATAACGCGCTCTGCACTGGTTTGTGAGGCCTCTGAGCGTAACAATGCCTGCGCCCTCGCGGTGCACTATGCTGCAATTACCGGCTACCGCAGTCTCGGTAAGAGGTACGTTCTGCCCGGCTGCTACGGTCACGATGTTTGAGTTCGTAAATTCAGCCATCGTTTTCGCTCTCCTTTCCGGCGATACCGAAAGGCATCGACAGCGACATGGTTTTTATCATGTTTTCAAAGTAATCGCCTTTTTCTGTTTCGTTGACAGTCTTGATGATATACGCGAAAGTGTTAAGTTCGCTTACATCGAGCGTGTCAAGATCTACATCTATAAGGTAGTCAATGAATTTTTCTTTGAGTTCTTTGCAAGTTGCCATATAATCAGTCCTTTCATAAGAAATGCGGTGAGGCTATGCGCCCCACCGCTTATCGTTAGTATCGGTAAAGGCCGAACATTTTCGTAAAGTCACGAAAAAGCTAAACTATGAGATTTGTTATGCGCAGCTACCGCATGCCCCGCAGGGTGCAGACGAAGCCCAAGGGTTACATGTGATGTAAGCCGGAGTCGGGCAAGGCCGCAGCTGAGATACGAGGTAATTGTTCTGCGCAGCCTGCGAAGCCGCAAGCTTGAGGTTCTGGTTCTCGGTCTGCAAATCCTGCATCTTGCTGTTGACGAGGAAATCGAGAATTGCCTTGCTGTTGCTGTTTGCGTTGTCGATAATGTCGCGTGTTGCGTTCTGCACAGTGTTGCGAGTATCGCAAGCCTGCGTTGCCATATCATAACGCACCTGAGCAATTGCCGCGCGGTTCTCGCAGCAGCACTCCTGAGCCTGCATCTGCATTGCGTTCAGCTGCTGCATAAGTGCGGCCTGCTGATTGCAGCGCGACAGCTCGGAAGAGTAGAAGCCGTTTGTGACCGCCTGAGTGACACCGGCAAAGCCGTTAAGCATTCCCGTGTTCATGGCATAGAAGCCGTCACACAGGCCGTTGTTAACGTTGTCAAGCTTTCGCTCGATGTTTGCAAAGTCGGAAGTCAGAACGTATCCGTCCATCACTCCGCCATTGTTACCGCCCCAGCCGTTGCCGCCCCAGCCGAAAAGCACGATGAAAAAGAGGATTATCCACCATCCGTCACCGCCAAAACCGCCGAAGCCGCCGTTTGCTGAGGTTGGTGCAACCGGCATGGTCATTACCGGCGCATCAGAAGAAATCGCCATTGTTTAGTTTTCCTTTCGATATGTATTTACAAATACCCGGCCGGATAAAATGTACCTACTTCATAAGCGCCTGGAACTGTTGCGCAAAGCTCTGCGCTTGATTGAGCTGCTGCTGTGTTATTTTTCCGCTTTGCAGCATTTTTTGCACTTCCTGTTGCGGGTCTCCCTGAAACGTGCTTTTAAATTGCTGAAAGCGCTGCACGAGCTGCTGAAACTGCGGATTAACTCCGCCGCCGAGAGCTTCAAACAAAGGATTACTCATTGCTTACCTCCTTCGGCATAAGCGCCGCGACCTGCTTTACAAGTGTCTCATACTCCGCCCGGGTCACATAGTCCGCGGTCGGCTGAGCCGGTGCGCTCTGCGCTCGTTCCGTGTAGTCGAGAATGCGCATAGTCGGCATGCCTGCCGCGTCAACGGATTTAAGATAGATCGTTTGCCGTTCGCTGTCCCAAAGCGGAACAGTGTTTCCGGCAGCTACTAAATACGCTTTACCTGCCGCCTCTCCCTGCACCCAGATCATGCCCTGCTGTGCAGGCTGCTGCTGTGCTCGCATCTGCGCGAGGTTGTCCATCATAGGCGGCTGATAATATGATTGCCCATACATGTTGCCGTAACCGTAAGCCATGATTAATCCTCTCTTTCAAAGTAATAAACCGGCACTTCCTCGCTGCTGTCCCACGTGTCGTAGTAATCGCCGTTTACGACGGCCACGACGTGCCCGGACAGTGCAAGGACATAAACGCCGTGCGGATGTTCATCGGCGAAGGCGGCGACTGTGTAGCACTCCGGGCAAGCATCCGGCAGTATGCGCTGTCTAAAGCCGTTGGCTTTGAGGTAACTTCCCCAGACGCTGTTTCCCGAGGGCATGTCGTGCGCTCTCAGACCTTCAACGCACAAAGCGAGATAGGTCTTTTCCCAGTCCGTTCCCATTGCTTTTGCAATTGCTCTCACTGCGCAATCGCCGACGCGCTTAGCACCCGGATTAGGATTAAAAAACACGAACATTTCGCCGCCTCCTTGTACCTAAAGCTTAATGCTTTTTCGTTTTTCAAGGGGGAAACTAATGTCCGTGTTATGGGGAAAATGGGCGTAAAAAAAGAGGAGGTCTTGCCTCCTCTCAGCTTTTGAAAAACCGCTCGTAATTATACTCGAGCTTTGTTCGCGCCGTTGTTATTCGTTTACCGACGGTTTTTCGGTCAAGCCCTATTTCTTCTGCTATGTCTATCTGCGGAATTTGCTGAATGAAATACAAATCCGCTATCCTGCTGCCCTCGCGCCCGAGGTTGGAGCAATATATAAGCTCATCCCACTTCTCGCGCGACAGCATTGCCATGTCCGGCCTGAGCCGTAATCGCGCCTGTGTCATTTATCACACTTCGGCTTATCGTACTCCATAGCCTGCTTGCTGTCACTGACTCCGGCGGTCGTCGGGTCTGTGACAACGCCGAGGATGGTCAGCACCGCGAACAGCGCGTTTACAACGGCCAGCAGCTTATCGCCCAGCGCGTCAAGCTTGAGATCGATGCCGAACACAGCCGCCACCACCTGAATAAGCAGCAGCACCGCCGGAACGAGCGCGAGCCAAAAGGTTTTGTTTTTAAGTCTTACAGTCCAGTTGATTTTCATAAATGTGCCTCCTGTTAATGATGATGATTTTTCATGTCTTCTTCAAGATCGCTTATGCGATGGTTGATTACCTTAATCTGTTCCTCTACCACAGGCATACGCTTTGCAAACTTGTTGTGCTCCCTGACCTCGCGTGTCAGCTCGATCACCTTTGTTTCCATTACCGCCTGTGATTTGCTGTTGCTGATAAGTACGCCGATAAGCGTCAGCACGCCGGTTATGATAGCTACGACTACACTTTCAACCATTATTTTTTAATTATCCTCTCGCAAAAAATTATCGTCCTTAGCATATCCTCCGTCAGGTCGATAACGCCGTTGCCCTTGCCCTGAATAACGCCGTCGGCCATAAGCTTCTTCACCGTGTCGCGGTAAAGCCCTTCGGGAACGTCGTTGACCGTTTTCCATCTGACCATTTCTTCATCCTCGCTTTCTGCTGTATATTTCGGCCTGCCGAAGCCGTAGACCGTGCTGCCGAGATACCGGGTAACGCGCTGTACGGCGTTGCCGTAGTTGCCCTCGATGGTAACGAATGTGTTGCCGCTTACGCTCTCGACAATTCCCGTGTGGCACGGGAGCCCGTCGCGGCTGTCGCGCTGAAAATACTGGTCGCCGACCTGCGGCTTGGTGAAAAGCCTCGCCTGTGCCGCGTAGTATTTCGCCCAGCTCACGCAGCTTGCGCCGTATGGCCCGGTAAGGCACAGAATATCCTTTGCCTCGCTCCCGGCAATGCGCCAGAAGCACCACGCTACAAAGCTTGTGCACCATTCATAGCCGTTCTTCGGCGTGTTCCAGAACTTTGCCTTATCAAGCTCGGCCTGAAACATCGTGAAGTTGCCTCGCCCGGCGTTATCCGTGAAACTGTATAGGTCCTTGTCCGATGCCTTTTCCTTGTAGCCTATGTATTTTGCGGCCAGCTCAAGCACCTGTTTTGCGGTTATGTCCATCATACTTCCTCCCACGCGCTCGGCAGCGCCGACGCATCGTGTACAACATTATCCTGCAAGCACCTGTGTACCTTGCCGGAAGCGTCCTTGTAGCATTCGCCTTTCATGTACATTCCGCTCGTTCCGAGAGGGGCTACCCATGCTTTAGCCTTTGCAGGGTCGGTTGTGTGACATAGCCCCCATAGAGCGCGCAGGGTGGACGGTCTGCCGCTGTAGTTTGCTGCGTTGTGGGGCTGGATAAGCTTCCACACCTGCCCCTCGTCCGCAACCGGCGTACCAACAGGACATGCGCTGTAGTCCTTCTGCGCGTCGAAGTCCGGCACTTTGCTTTCCTCCGCGATTATCGCCGTGCCGTCCATCGTGCTTGCGCGTCCGCGCAGATTGAGCGCATCGTCCGCGCCTTTTTCCTTCATTTTGGTCATGGCCTCTGTCTTTGTCATACACTGTTGACTCCTTCCTTGTATGCCGCCTCAAGGTCGCCGGTGCTCACGGCGTTTTCTATCTCGCTGTCCTTTGCGCCGTTTACCACTTCTTTTGACAGAGGCACAAACCAGTAATAATATTCGTTATTTTCAAAAATTAACTTAAGTGGTAGACTTACTTCATAAATATAAGTAAAATTGTTTTCCGTAAAACTTATTAAGCTTCCAAACGTTTGAGGATTATCCGATTTAACTACAAGTAATAGTTTCCATTCACCATTTATTTTTATGTTGCTTTCGACGTATTGCATTTATATTCTCCTTACTCGTAGAAAGTATATGCACCTGATGCATTAGGTGTGGCGTTAAACAAAGCATTAAAGTCGAGTACATTTATAACTCTTACTGCATGCTCATTAGATACACTATTTTCCCCGTTTGCTGCGCCTTCATCGTCTATGCAATAAGACGTTTTTCGACCAGCCGCATCCCTTAAGTGATATGAAATTGTAGTGTCTTCGTATTTATACCTATATGCTACGCGTTTTTGTTTTGCCGCTGATGACGTACCTGCTGTAAAATAATCCAACTTAGCTCCAGCACTATAGTTATTCGTAATGCCTAACTCTTTTTGCGTTGGGGCAAATATTTTAGCAGATACTTTAGAAACATTCGATTCTAAGCTACCATCAGTAACTTTCTTATACGGTACGTTTACTTCACGAATATTCTCTAAGGCTTTACTTTCGTATAAATTTTCCAATATCTGGGTTTCTAATAGAACGGTATTAAAGTTATACCCTCTGTATCCTGTAAGATAGTAGTGCAAAAAACTGGTTCCATAATCTCCTCGTTCAGAGTTATATTCGTTCCAAGTAACGTTTTGAGCGCCAAGTGCATACCAGCCTAACTTTGCAATTATCCACGTACCATTTGCAGTTTCATCGTATATAGAGGGATCGGGATTCCCTTGGTGCGCCACTATAAAATCCATAAGATTACTATTAACTTTAAAAGATACTATACTTCCCACAGGTAAATCCGCCGCACGAAGACACACAATTGCAGTTATACTTACGCTCCGCATAGCAGTCTGATACTTCTTTTTCGCATTGTAAGCAAAAGCGCGATAGTAATACATCGTTCCGGCGGTCAGGCCGGTATCGGCGTAGCTGAGCGCCGTGCCTTCGTAAACGACCGTGCCGTCGTTGATGCCCGTAGGCGCAGAGCCGGTCTTGCGCACGATGCGAGTGCCGACAAAGCTGCTATCCTCATCGGGGCTGGGCGCTGTCCATGATAGAATTGCGCTTAAATTGCCCGCGTGTACCACGAAGTTCTCCACCTGTCCGCACAACTGCGGTGTGCCTCCGCCGCCGCCTGCGTGATTGATAAGAGGCATTACAAATCCCTCCTTATGATAATGGTTACCGGGATATCTACAGTCGGGACATCACCCAGCGCAACAAGCTGTATGCTGCCATCTGCCTGTGTGCCGCCGACTATCATTGCACCCGACAGCGCCTCCAGCTGCGCCTGTGTTATCCCGTTGTTCTCTCTCGGCAGCAGCTCCACCGCTGATGTTGCAGTGATGTTGGAGTTGCTGAGGGTGTATTTTTTTGCGGCGCTCCATCTGGACGCAGATAGCGTTGTGTTGACCTTAGTGCTCTTGCCCACTTTGGCGTTCCACACCGCTCGTTCCTCGGCCGTAACATGCTTGACCGTGTCCGATGCGTGGGCGTTGAGGTTTGATTGCACATTAGCTGCCGCGCCGCCGGTCTCCTTACTGTTCCACGTGCTCCGCTCCGCTGCCGTGATGTGCTTTGTTTTGTCGGCAACGTGAGTTGTAAGGTTGCCCTGCACTGCCGCCGCCGCGCCGCTTGCATCCGCTCCGACCATGCTTGCGGTGTAGTCGCCTGCTTGCGGTGCAACAGCGCCCGAGCGCCCGTTGAAGCTCGTCACGCCGCCGCCAGCCGCGCCCTGAGCCGCTTTAGCCCAGTACTTTGCATTGTCGGTGTCTTCGCCCTCGCGCGTTCCCGTGCCGCCTACAGCCCAGCTCTTGGCCATGTTGCCGCCTGCCGTCGCCGTGACCGCCGCGCTTTTCGCGCCGCTCTCGTATTCTGCCGCCGCCGTTGCGGAAGCCTCTGCGGCACCCTGCGCATCTTCGGCTTTGCTCTGAGCGGTCTCTGCCTTGCCCTGTGCGGTCTGCGCTGCTGCCTGTGCTGCTTTCGAGGCATCTCGCGCGGCCTCTGCCTTGCTCTGCGCGGTTTCCGCTTTGCCCTGTGCGGTCTCAGCTGCTGCCTGTGCCGTCTCCGCGGCATTCTGCGCATCCTCGGCTTTGCCCTGTGCGGTTTCTGCCGCTGTCTGCGCGTCCTTTGCCGCCTGTGCCGACTGTGCCGCCGCTGACTGCACCTGTGCCCAGATGGGCAGTGTGCCGGTCGATACGTCCTCATAGCCCTCATAGCCCTTGCGTATCTTGCCGACCGTCGCCCACACCGTAGGTATCGCGACCGTGTTGGCGTTGTCAGCACCGTACACGCCGACCATGAGTATCTCGTCGCTTTTCTCAAGGCATTCCTGCGGAATGGAGCAGACGTTGTTTTCCCAATACGAATCGAGCACGACTTTTGTAACGTCGCCTGCCGTGAATATCGCGGTTCTGCTTATTCCCGAATGCCAATCGGCTGAAAACTCGAATTTTATCTTTGCATTTATCATGCCGCTGGTCAAGGTTTCGTTTTCCGTCACCGTTGCCAGCGCTTTGCCGATCATGATTGTTGTCAAAAGGCTTTTCCTCCTTTTTTGCTTCTTGATTTCAGCATAACAAAAGGAGGCAGGGCTTATTAAGCCCCACCTCCGCATGTTTTTTAACTTTCGTCGTTCTCTTTGCGCTTATAATATTCCTGCGCATGGTCGATTATCCCCTGCGCCGGGTTTGAACTCTTATAGGCTGCTGCTTCCCATTTCGCAAGGCTGCTCTCGTTATTGACTTCGTACTTAGCGATATGGTCTGCGTATTTGTATACATAACTGAGCATGTATGCCTTTTCGGCATCGGATGCGCGAGAATATGCACTGCTGTTTATTATCTTTGTTGCCAGATCATAAGAGGTTTGCCCCTTAACTGTTGCATACTTCACATATTCCTCAGCCGTCAAAAATTCGCCGTTGATTTTTGTGTTTGTTTTCGCGCGGCTGGGATATACGGAGGTTTCGCCCAGATCATAAAGCCGTTTGAGTTCGCCGTCTATCTCGGTGCTGCGCTCCTTCTTGACGTATGCCGGATTTACAAAGTTGTTGAGCACCCTCTCAAACAGGTTGCCGGTTTCCTCTGTACGTCCCCATGCGTCAATGTACGGTATCTGGCTGAAATCATAAAGCGGTATCTTGTTGGCGATCTTGCCCCACATATATTGCAGCTCAGAGCCGACATTGCTGTTGCGGTCAATATACGTTGTTTCTCGCTGATTTTCTCCAAACGCTCTTTCGGCCTGCCCGAACAGCGTCGGGAAATACTGTGATATGTAGTTTGTCGCCATGCTCGTTACGATTTTGAACGAACCCTGTCCTTGCTTTATGTAGGCAAGGTTATCAAACAGATCGTTGACGCTTTGAAGCATTGACATTTCAAACATCGGCGTGCTGAGGCTCATGACGGAACTCATAAGGTTCTGAACAAAGCCGTTATCCTCGCTTTTGCCGCTGAGCGAATTGTACAGTTCAACGCCCACGAATAGCGGCATGCTTTCCGGCGCGAGCCAGTCAAGCGTGATGCTTAGACCGCCTATGTTAAGCGCATAGTTTTGACTTCCGCCCAGCTCGTCAAACTTGTTTTGTTTATCGTCGTCTCCGGGGCTACCGCTGAATAATCCCCACGATGCCAGAAGAACACCCAAGCCGACAAGCGCAGTGCCAGTCAGCCCGGCGGAAACGTCGTCGATAAACTGTGCCGGTGACATTCCGTTTTCTGCATCGCCGTTTACATACGCCTTGACTTTCTTTGTGTCAACGGCGAGCGACTTTATAAGCCCTACGGGCGAGTATTCCACCGCTCTCACGAGTATGTTTGCCGGTGTTTTTTTGAACGGCAAAACGCCCTCTATCAGCGCGGAAGCGATCTTGTTATCGACCTTGCCGAGCCTGCTGACCATTGCTGAAAATCTGTTTGTGTCGCGGTAAGTCGCTTTCTGGGCTTCCTTTATCGCAACGGTCTGAGCTTTTATTATCGTGCTTTCGGGTACCTTGCCGGTGTTGAGCTGTTCGGCGGTTATGCCGTTTGCCTTGTACCATTTCGCGAGCGCGTTGGCGTATGCAGGTTTACAAAACCATGCGTCCTCCGCGTCAAGCAGGTTTGAATTGCCCTTGCGTGCCGCCTCAAGGATTTTGGTTTTGTAAATCGTCCTTTTCTTGTCTATGCCCTGGAATGTATCGACATACTTGCCGCCCGAGAGTATAGTCTCCTGCACCGCTTCATAATCAGTCATTGCATATTTTATAAGCGCCACGTCATTTGCGTTATTGCGGTTGAGCATGGCTTTGCTGCGCTCTATGCCACCGTTCACTTTGCTGTCGGCGACATTTTCAAGGCCGTATGCTATGGTGTTTTTGACTGCCCTGACCGGCACGAAAAATGCGTTGCCCACGATGTTTCTGACATGTGTACGAGGATTGCCCAGCATTGCGAGGTATCTGAAATTGTTGAGCTTTTCATACCATGTCGCGTCTATCTGCTGTGCTACGCTCTGCTCGATTTTCGCCCATGCGGTCTTTATGCCATCCTCGTCGCCGCTTCTGAGTGCTTTACCGTACTCGTCATACAGCACCTTGTCAACGTGTATATCCGCTTTGTTGTCCTTGTATTTCTCGTTAAGGTCTTCCTCTATAGTCTCAACGGACTTTGCGGCAAGATACAGTTTGCATTCGGGAGAGAGCTTGTTGAGTATGCGCATCGCCTGCAAAGACTGCGCCGTATTCGTCGAGTTTTTCACCATAAGTGAAGCAATATCCAGCGCGGTTGCATAATCTCCGCTGTTGACGGCGTTATTGTACAGAGCAATACCCATAACGGTATTGTCCTTCGATACCTTACCGGCATTTATCTGTGCCTTGTAATCGGCAAGCGCCTGTTCCCAGCCGTTAGCCTCTATCGTGATCTCGGCTTTTTTGAGCGCTGCCTCGTCGGAATAGGCTATGTGTGAGAATTTGCCCTGTGCCGCGTCCTCGCGTAGTGCGTCGGAAAACTCTGCCGGGGTAACGCCGCTGTTTGCGAGTGTGGAAACATGCTTGCTCGTGAGCTTGCCGTTCAGATCTTCCTTGGGTATCTCCTGCGGCGCTCTGTGCTGCTGCTCGGCAAGGTTTGCTTCCTGCTCTCGGCTTATCGGATGCAGCGCGTTGTTGCCCTTGCCCTGAGCCTCAGTTACCCAGCGCTCGCCTCTTGTTTCCTCGCCCGTGAACTCTGCCGAAGCCGCGCCCATGCCTTCCGGGAGCGGATTTTCTGCCGTTCTATCCTTTACCCTCGTAAGGACATTGTCCAAAGCCTTGATATTGACATAATCGCTGAGTTTTCTGTGTTCCTCTGCGTACTTTCTGCTAAGCAGGGTAAAACGATTTCGGGCTGTCGCTATGGCGTTTTTGTCTCCGCCGTTCTCTGCCGTTAGCACTTCCTGACGTGCCGTGTTAAGCTTTTCGGCAATGCCGCTGACCTTGTCATACTGGCGCTTATAGTCCTTGATAAGGCCGCGCTCGTTCTCGTTTGCCGCGTCCTCGTTTGTCGCCTGAGCGAGCATGGTTTCATTCTGCCGCCGCAGCTCGGTAATGCTCTCCGGCTCGCGGGAGTAGCGGATATCTGGGTTGCTCTCATCAAATGCGCCGATGTTGTCAGTTGCGGACTTGATCTGTTCAGGATGCAGAGCTATGTAGGCATCTGTGCTGCGGCCAAAGCTGCCTGCGTCATTTTCAAGGATAACGCCGTCATAACCGTTGCTTTCGAGTGCATTAGTCATTACATCCTTTGCCTTGGTGGAAAGCTCGTCCGCTTTTGCTGTCCATTCGTTGGCGAGCGCGTCTTCCGCATCAAAGAGTGCGTTAAACTCCGACACATCATACAGGCTCCGACTGTCCGCCCCCGGATTATTGGCTCTCCAATTTATCATGAAGTCTTTCAGTTCTTTAATAGCCTGCTGTGTTTTGGACTTGTATTCACGGTCGAGCGCTTCATGCTGAGTAATGAGAGCGTCATATTCCGGTGACATATTGCGCATAAGCCTTGTTAGCTCGCTGCGATCTCTGGCTCTAAGTGGATTGACTATCCTCGCATAGAGCGCCATCTGCTTTTTGCCTTTGAGTCCTATGTCTCTGTTGCTGCTCTTTAGGAATATCCCGAATGGTGTTCCGTTGTCTCTTGTGCCTGCTCCTTCACGGCGTGTATCGAATACCGTAAAGTCGTTTTCGGTCTGGTGGTATACGATCTTCGGGCTGCCGTCTGCATTCACGACCTTGCTGTTGCCAAACCAGCGCTTAAACTGCCGGCTTTCGGTAACATCTTTGATTTTCAGCTTGACAGGGGAGTTAACATCTCTTATACTTGATACAAAGCCATCGCTTGTGTTAGGCATCTTAGGCACTGTGACCTTTGAACCCTGATATAATGCGGTGGCTTTTGCTTTATCTAAATAGAACACATGCGGCTCAGTCGATTTGTGATCATTAAGTGCCTTAGTAAGCAGGTTTGACACGGCGTTTTTCCGGCCGTATATGCTGGTCACGGCGTTGCTGTCTATCTTTACTGTGTTTTGAATTCCAAATCCATCAATATATACCGGCGCAACGACTGTTTTTCCGTCTTTCGTGAAAGGAAGAAGCGCAATAACGCTTGTTCCCTTCTGTGTTTCGGATGCAATAATTGCAACAGGTTGCTCAAGCGCAGAAGGGAGTTGCTTTAACAATGCTTCTCCTATGTGGTGTTCGGAATTTTTGGTGCCGTTTATTGCATAATCCACATGACTTTGATTTATAGTCATCGGCAGCGAGTTAAAGCCTACCTTTCTAAACGCAGTTGGTGTAGCACCGATTACTAAAGTGTCGTATTTAGGTATCTTCCCTGCTATCCAATCATCAACCTGTTCAGCGAAAGGCTTTGAATAATCATATTTCAACGGTTCACTCGAATGCTTTTTACCATTCACCCCACTTTTCGGCGGTGCTCTGCCTTTGTTCGCAGTCTCGGCGGTGTGCTTGCGGAAACTCTCCTGCACCTTGCCGTAGTTTGCGTTGTCGTGCTCCGTTCCGGCAAAGATGTTTATCTTGCCCAGCGCGTCGCAGCACATTTCCTCAAACGCTTCGGTCTCGCTTATCGTGTCGCCGTATGCGTGCCTGTAGACTTCAACTGCGCTGCTAAGCTCTTTCTCAGAGAGGTCTGAAAGCATGGCACTGCGCAGTTCGTCAAGGCTTATATCGCCCTGCGCTATCGCCGCATGCCCCATCTCATGGCGCATTATCTGCTCTGCGGATATGTCGGGATGGTCTGAGCGCACCATAACGGTCTTGCTCTCGGTATCGACCATGCCTCTGAACTCGCCGCCGCTGTCCTTGATATTGCCGCCCTCGAAATATTGAACGTTATAGCCGTAGCTTCTTGCAAGCTCACGGCCTTTTTTCATGCTCTCGGTGTCCTCGCCGGAGTAGTAGACGTTTTCCTGCTCTACGCCGTTATAGACTACTTTTTGCCCAGTTTTGCCTTGAGCTGCGCTATAACCGCTTTGTCTGCCGCTATCTGTTCCGGCGTAAGCTTCGACTGCGCCTCTTTCCACTGAGGGTATTTGTCCTTCGGTATTCTGACCGTTAAGCCGTTGGTCGCTGTCGCGTAGACGTATTCCATTCTCGTTTACCTCCTGCGTGTTTATCTGGTTGTTTACCTGTGTGCTTACATTATCACCCTGCACCGCCGCATTGTCAACCGCCGCCTGAGTTGTAGATGCACCCATGTTATAGGCTATCTCCGCCTGTGCGCGGTTCAGAACGGGCACTTTGATAAGCGACTCTTTGTTCGCGCCCTGCTGCCCCATCTGATACACAGCATCAAACGCCATTTCAAACGCCTCGGGAGACTCGACGGGGGCGAGATCGTATGTTCTGCTTATAACCTCCGGGGAGACCGTATATCGCTCTGCCATGCTGTTAACAACGCTGTTCTTTGCCGCCATTGTGCGGATGTTAGCAACAGCGCCGCTCCTGGACATGGTATTCACAGCCTGCTGCATTACCGGGCTGCTGCCTATGATGCTCTGCTCCGCTCTCGTCAGTTTTTGACCGCTTGCAGCCTTGGCAATGACCGACGCGGTGTTATCGTCAACAAGCGTACCGCTGCGCTCAAGAGCATTGCGCACTGCCGGTGCGTCTCTCTCAGCCGTTATAAGCTGTTCAAGGTTGGCTGTTTCCTTGTCGCTCAGGTTTCTGTTGCCTCTCTTTGCGCTGTTGTCAAGGATGTTCTGATATTCTGCGGCGGTCAACTGTGCCTGAGAACCCTGTTCGGATGCAAGCCCGGCGTTTACAAGCTCGCGCTGATAATTTTCATACGCTCTCTGCTGCGCGTTCTCGGCGCGATACTGACCGCTTATAACGTTCGTTCCTGCGCCGAAAAGGCCGAGAGTGCTGCCGATGATGTAGTCCTCGAGCATCTGCTCTGCGTCCATGTCCTCGCCCAGGTCAGACCAATCGCCCTTGCCGTCATCCAGCTTGAGCACACGGTCTGCAACAGGGTTCAGGATATCCGAGAGGACTTCCTCTAAGCCTTCTTCGTTCGCGCCGACAATGACCTTGAGCGCCGTGCGGCCTTTGTCCGTCTTTGCCAGTCGGTTTACAAGACCGTTAACAAGGCTCTCGTTTTTGATAATGCCCTTGCCGTATGCGACTTTGGAAGCAGCGCCGAAAAGCTTTTCGGTAAGCACTTCAATTGCCGCGCTCTTGAGGCCAGTGGTAAACTGGTCATTGATATCAAGGCCGTTGTTTCTTGCCTCCTGCGCTCCGCTTCCGGCCGCTCTCATTCCCATTGCTGCAAGACCAGAGCCGGGGAGAATGGCGTTCATAGCCGCGTCACCGGCAAACTGCAAGCCTGCAATGCCGAAGTCAACAACGCCCTGCCCGAACTTGCCTAAGCCCTCTTTTGCTATCTGCTGATACTCATTCGAGCGTGCGGCAAGCTCATCGGCGGTGTCAAAATTCTTTTGCCCTGCTCCTGCAAGCGCTGCATAACCGCGCTCAAAGGCCTTTTGGCTGTCCTCATGCTGCTTCTTGAGACCGCCCTCGCGCGTGTTTATGTCCTCGCCGTTGAGCATTGCGTCATATCCGGCTTTAAGCCTTGCGCTGTCCGCTGCATCTCGCGCTTTTGTCTGCGCGTCCTTTTCTTTCAGCAGACCGAAAAGGTTTGAAAACGCGCCTGCCGTGCTGTATATTGCAGCGTTCGCCGTAGCGTCAAATCTCGTTGTTTTTGACGCGCCGTAATCTCCTGCGCCCAAAGCGCTTATCTGCCCCGGCTTGCGCTCGCTGCTTTTTTTGCCGTAAGATATAGCGTCGCTGCCCTTTGTGAGCTTTTTAGCGCTCCCGGCTTGCTGCAAAGCAGCGAAAGCAGGGTTGTTACGAGCAAGAACTTCGCTCACTCCGGGCAATTGTCCTCTATTCTTACCAACTTTGGATTTAGCACTGTTTGTGCCGTAACCCTTGGCGATTGCTTGTGCTTTCTGGGCATAGGCTTTTTCGGTCTTTTCGCGCCCTGCTTTTGCAGCTGCCTCTATCTGCTCTTTTGTAAGATTTATTTTCTTCGCCATCTTTAACCTCGCTGAACTTACAAGCTGATATTTGCCTGAGATTTAAGCTTTCGTTTGAGAACATTTATATCATCATCGGTTAAACTCGAGTTTTTATTCCATGCATCGACAAGCGAATTAAGACTGTTATATTTGTTGCCGTTCCATGTGAAAATGCCCTCGTCAGGGTCAAAATTAAGCTGACGAACTTTTTTTACTGAAATACTTCCATCTTTGTTTACCTTGAAGTCTTTGCCACTCGGATACCTATTTCCCCCGCCGCCTGAGCCGCCGCTCCTGCCGCTTGCACTCTGCGCCGCCGCCTGCTGCTGATAGTAGCTCATGAGGGAGTTGATATATGACGGGTCATAGCCTGCCGTGCTTATAAGCGCCTGAGAGGGCGTGCCGCCGGCTGCAATGATTGCGTCTATCTGGCTCTGTGCAAGCTTCTGGGCATCCTGCCGCCTGTTGTAATTGCTCTCGCTCAGCTGCATGTCCTGATTCCACTTGTCGATAAGCTTGTTGTATTCCTGCTGATCAAGCGTGTTGTTCATGTTCCAGTTGTTGAGGAACCGCTCATAATCCGTTGCATCCGCGCCGGAAACGAGGCCATACAGGTTGCCAAGATTGCTTATGTTATCCTGCTGCTGCTGATATGCCATGCTTGCCGCAGCCGCAGCCGCCTGATACGCCATTTCGGCATTCGCGACTTCCTGCTGGTAGCGCTGGAAATCGACCTGATCGCGGTCAATGTACATGCCATAGAGGTCTTTCATATTCTGACCTTCATCACGATATTTGCCGTATGCTCTGTCGTAGAACTCGGGCAGCATCTCCGTTACCTTTTGCAGATACGCATTGTACATCTGCTGTCCTACGGCCTGTGAATAGGTCGAACCATAACCGCCCGTGAGGGCTGCTGCCTGCCCCATTGTATCTTCCATTGCAAGCTGTCCTTGCTTGGTATATAGGTCTTTATACTGCTGATACAGCGGGTCAAGCTCTTCGTTGTAACTAAATTCCTCACGGTTGAGCAGTTTATTCAAAAGCTCGTCTATCTGCGCGTCATACTGTGGATTGTACGTCGGTGCAGAATATCCCGGCATGGAAATAGTCGGAGCATTAGTTATTGCATCGGTAATTGAACCAAGGATTTTGTCCAAATCTTCGGAATACTTAGAGTTGTAATCCGTCGATGGTGTGTGCCGCTCGGTTTCGGTGGGAAAGCTATATTTATTGGTGCGCGGCAAATTCATGTTGTTCGTGTCGATTTTTTCGTTTCTTGCCTGCTCCGTTTGCCTTGCTCCGGTCATATCTCCGGCGGCTGCCTTTGCCGCGGCGGTAAGGCCTAAGTCTGCGGCGCTGGTGTAAGTAATTCCGTTACCGTAAGTTATATTAGACGCACCTGCATGAGGGTTTTTGCCGACGTCGATGTTCAGCCCTTCACCGTTTATTTTTGCTTTTCGTCTGTTGTACGCCTCATCATACGCCGCCCAATCTCCCTTGGCCTCCGCTTCGTTCATTTTCGCTTTATAGTCAACGCCGGTTTCGTATGTAATTACAGTGCCGTTTTCATTTGTCCATGATTTTAATTTAGCCATTTATCCCTCCGTTAATCCTGTGCTTTTCCGACTGCTATGTACATCACCGTGCAGCTTCCGGCCTCGTCTGCTTTAGGGAGTGAGGCGGTAAAACCGGTCTTGCTAACGTTGTCGGATTTTATCGTTATATTGCGGTCTGAAAACGGCTGAGAGCAGATAACAACGGGCTTGTCTGCAAACTTCGCCTTGCTTCCAAAGCTCACGCTCACCGACGTGTCGCTCTCCGTGCCGTATGTCATTTGGAATGTGCCGTAAGCAACGTTGCTGTCGGATGAGACCTCGGCAACAACAACGCTGCTGCTCGTGCTCGTCTGGCTGCTTGTGTCACTTGCCGCGCCCTCGACGTTCAGCCACACCGAGAGGCTTTCGGCGAGCTGCGCCGTGTAGCGGTACAGCTGTGTTACCTTTTCCTCGGATGTGCCGATTATCCGAGGCGGCTGAGGTATTATTATCATTTGATATCCGTGCCTCCCTCGAACTGTTTGCTGAAACTGTATAGCCGCACCGTGCCATGACCCGAGAGTTTTATCCTGAAATGGTCGCAGCGCTTAGGCTTGACGGGAACCATGAATGTTGTCGTGCCCTGTCCTTTTATGCGGCCTTGCTTTTCCCAAACACCGGAGCTGTCATATTCAATGTAGATCATCATCTCCGAGCCTTTGGGCAGCATCATGCGCAGATTAAAGCGGCTTATGTACTTCTGCCCGGTGTAGTTATAGCCCTGCAAGCCCGTTATGGCTTCCCACTCAAATGCGGCCTCTTCATTCCCGGTTTTCGTGTAGTCGGATATAAGGTTTATCGCGTATCCGCTGCTGTCCTCGGTGACGAAGAATGTTTCATTGTTTATTGAGAAGAATGCAAGCGCGTGCTTTTCATCTTCCTTGTGCCACAGTCCGCGCTTTGTGTCGTACACGAACAGCGACCATTTGCCGCTTGTGTCTTTGAGGGATAGATAATACTTTCCGTTTGCACTGCCGCCCTCAGCCGCGACATAATACACATTGCCGAGAGGCGCACCGATGTCGTATGCCTGAGTGCCGTCAAACGCCATCACGCCGCCGCGAGACTTGTAATAGCAAACATCATCTATCACAGTGACCGAGCCGCTACAGCCCACCTGAACGCCCTGAACGGTCTTGTCGATGATTTGGTGTGCGCCGGAACTGGATATGTAGACCTTGTGATAACAGTTTTCTTTGAAGAAAATCAGGTTGCCGCCGATGTTCGCAACGCCTGTAAACGCGCCCGGAGTACCTATAGATGCGCGGTATGCATCGGTGCTAATTCCTTTGTAGGTTGACCATCGGGTTTCATCGCCTAGCTTTGAGGCGTATATCTCATTGACATTTGTTTTCTCAGCGTTTTCCGATGCTTCATAGTTATATCTGCATCCCCAAATGCGGTTTTGCGCCTGTACGACAAAGTCGAGGTCTGGCGCATCCCTATAAAGCTTTATGCTGCCTGCTGTCTGGTTAAAGTCTCCGGTTACGATATCAACGAATACATATATAAGCTCGACCGTGTATGACTTTGTGCCATCGGCCGCCGTTGTCTCGTTGGTCTTATTGATAACTCGCTTTGTCGGGGTATGCTGCCCTTCAAACTTTGCCGAGTTATCGTCCTCGGAGAACGTCGCGTCGGCAAAAGATATCTCTATCGTGTCGCCGCTATCGATACTGATTTTGTTTATTGCCTTTTCGGTCATTGTGCCCATCGGCAAAACGATACGTGCCTTTATGTCGCTTGTCTTAGCCCATGACCCGGCAATGTATTTTTTCCACACCGCGCCGGTATCGGTGCTCGACGTGTCAAGCCACAAGTCACCCGTTTTAGGGCTGGACGGCGCTGTTGCACTCTTGGTAAAGGTCACTGACTCGCCGTCTTCTGTGCAAGCCGTAAATTTTATCGGTGTATCCGTCGAGGCCGTCGCCTCAACGGACTTATACAGCTTTTCATACTCGTGATTTTCCGTTGTATCTGTTGCCGTGCCGCTCTCGCTTCGAATACTCAGCTTATCGGGATAAATAACGAGCTTATTGGAGAAAAACATCATCTGCTTTGTGCTTTCTGATATGCTGATTGAGTTATCTACCACACCGTCTACCGTTAATAAAACCTTTTTGGTTGCGGTATATGTACCGGTGCCGCGATAGATTTTGTAAATCCCGACTCCGCTATCGGCGGTCTTGCCGACAACGTAAAGGTTTGAGTCAACATCGGCGATCATGCCGTATATGGCGGTAAATTTCCCGGCAGCAATAATGCTCCTTGCGTCGCGGTTGCCCATGAGCGGATAGTAATCGCTTGTAAGGTTCTGCATATCGTAAAACTCGCCGTCGCCGATTTTGTAGTTGTGGTTATAGCCGCCGAAGGTATCAACGACTGTTTCAACCGTGCTGCTTTCGGGTATAGTTATATATGTCGGCATGCCGTCCTCCTAAAATCTGAAATGCGTCAGTTTCGGCAGTGGCCTGTGCGCCGCGTCATACGCCTGCGCAAATCGCGTATAACCATCGTTGTAAAACAGAACGGCCTTGTTGTACTTGGCATCCTCGCCGTTCTGCTGCGCTATCTTGGCCTGTAGGTAATTAACATAGATATCCTCTGCATACGGCTCGGGAACCAGCAAGTCAGTTGCTATGTCCTCTGCTGCATACTCAGGCTTTTCAAACCTCTCCGCGCCCTCGTGCGTGGCTATCAGGTCTGTATACACCATCTGGTCAATAGTCAGCAGCCATCGTACCTTTTCGGTTTCATCGTAGGCGTTAGGCGTAAGCTTATCGGTAATGTCTATTGCTTCTGCAATTGTCATATTGTTCTCCTATTAAAATAGCCGCCATGAGGCGGCTGTTATTTTTGATATTAATTAGTGCGCGGCAAACTTCATCTCGTCGATGTGCTCGTCAAGCATGCGCTGAGCGTAGTTTGAGCGCTCGATCTCGTCCGCTACTTCTTTCGGGACGAGGCTTGTTTTGCCTTTGGGCAGCAGATAGTTTTTTCCGTTTATCGATACAAACAGATCGGGATCACTGTTTCTGTCGCCTCTCGGTATAAACATTTCAACTCTTTCATCATCTGTTTTTTTAGCCATGTTTTGCTCCTCTCAGGCGGAGGGGCAGAGTGTTCCGCCCCTCCCGGGATAATTACTTGTTTTCCTCGTCAGTCGCGGAATACGAGCTGACGGACATCACGCGGAGTACGCGCTCAGGATAAAGGATAGTTGCGCCGTTGGTCTCGAACTTGTAACCGATGGTGCTGAACTGGTTAAGAGGACCGCCGATTTCGTCCTTGTCATGGGCGATCATCTCAAGGCCGCCGCCCTCGGGGTCAATAATGCCAAAGCCGTCCTTGCCGAAGAAGTAAGTCGCATAAGTAACGCCGTTGGACTTATTCTTGTAGGTGGTGCTGCCGGAATACTTGTAGCTTGCGCCGAGAATAGGTGCATAGGTATCCTCGATGAAGCGGCAGCCGTGCAGCTCGCCGATTTCGCCGTTGAAGATCTCGGAGGTAGCTGCATACTTATGCACTTCAATCCATTCCTTGCTCTGGCGCAGGTCATACGCGACAGAGGGATGGATAACAGCATAGTATTTGCCGTTTATCTTGGGCACACGGTCTTTCTTGAGCTTAGTAACCGCCTTGTTTACCATGGTGGGGGTAAGCAGTGCCCAGCCGTCAGGAGTCGAGCTGCCGCCGCTGGAAGTAGTGCCGCCTGCGCCCATGGTTGCCGGGGAAGTAGGAGTAGAAACTTTAGTGCCGTCCTCGGTGACGTTATCGCAGTACATTACGTTAGTGCCGACAAGCAGCGCATCACGGATAAGGGTTTCCTGAGTAGCCGCAGCGGATGCGCCCATTTCCTCGGTCGCTGCAAGAATGACATCGTCATATGCGCGCATCTCGAGCTTATCGGTGATAGAGGTGTAAGTGCCGTACTGCGTGATAGATGCCGTCAGCTTGGTTGCACCAAACTGCTGACCGGTGGGGATAACGCCTTCCTTAAGCTCAGTCGCCTTTGCAAAGGTGTTAAACTTACGCCATTCAACAGTGGTGCCGCCGTTCTTGGGCAGTCTCTGTTTGCGGCCAAACTGCGCATAGAACATCTCAACTCTGGCATTTTCGAGCAGCTCAGTGTCATAGAACGTCTTAAGTTCGGGTGCCATCGTGTTGGTGGAGGGGCTTGCCGCGACCGCCTCTCCGGTGTATGCGTTGGTATAGTTGGAGGTGCCGTTGCTTACAAGCGTGTTAACAACGGTGCCTGCATCTGCGAAAATCTGAATCCAATTTAAATTAGTCATATCGTTTCCTTTCATGGTCATAGGCCACGCGGAAACGCTCAAGGCTTAAAACTGCCCGGGATATATCTTTTCACCCGATCTAATCCGGGCTTTCAACGCCTCTCTCTGCTCCCGTGTGGCGTTTCTGTAATCAAACGTCTGAATGGAAGCGTTAGAGGACTTGGGAACGCCGCCCTCACTCGGGCGCGATCTGTTCGACTGCACAGCATTTGACACTTGCTGCACCGATGCTTTCAGCGCTGCCTGCCGTATGCTTTCCTTTATTTCATCACGATGCACAAGCTCATATGCATCTTCGAGGGAAAACATCAGGTCAGGCGCGGTCAAGCGTCGGAATGTAGGGTTGTCCAGCTCTTTCCGCAAATCAAAGTTGGGGTATTTTTTCTGAAGCTCAACGGCCTGCGCGTTCATCTTGCCCAGATGCTCCATAAGCTTCTGCTCGTTGATAAACTGCTGCTTTTGCGCTTCTGCTGCTCTTGCAACAGCCTCGGAGCGCTCGAGCTGCTTTGCTACCTCGGTCGATACGCCCAACTCCATTGCACGGTCTTCGTAATACTCGTCATCGTCCGCGACCGCCTTAGCGATTGCGTCGTAATCTCCCGAGTCTACGCCGTACTTTTTGGATAGCAGCTGCAACGCCGGAGCAAGCTTCTCAAGCCCCTCGGCATCCGCCTTGTACTTTGTCTTTGCCGATGAAACTACTTTCTGCATCTCCCGGTTGTAGTCGGGGTCTGCCATGATTTCATCCCACGTAAGCCGCTTTGCTGTGTATTTAGTCTCTGTTGCCTCTATGGCTTCCTTTGGCGCAGCGGCGGCCTGCGCATCGGCTTTAGGCTGATTAACAGCCTTGCCATATTTCGCCCGTCCGAGTTTTTCCTTAGGCACTCCAAGCTCTGCGAGCCTGTCAGCCGTGGTTTTCGGTGCTGTCTGTCCGGCGGCAACAGACACATTAACGCCCGTGTTCTGCCCGGCGGCGGCAGATGTTTCGCCCGAAGTGGCTGCACCGCCATCGCCGGTACCGTCCGCGAATAGCTGCAGCCAACTGAATTTGTTGTGCATTTACATGCCTCCTATTTATTTGCCCGTAGGTGGGCAAGCCCGTCGTACCGCCTGCAGGGCTCGAACCTGCATCTCTATCTCTCCGAGCGTTTTACCGTTAAACTAAGGCGATATACAAAAGGGGCGGAGAAGGGGGAACTCCGCCCGTAAGAAAGGAGATGTAGCAGACTATTACAGCCGCCGCCTGCCAGGGCGACATCTTAAAGGAGGTGAACTTGCTGTCTCATGCAACCCACGTTTTCAGCATAGCATTTACTTATGCTTTGCTTTCAGCCCCACCTTGCGCATTTTTTTCAGTTTCTGTGAAAATTTTTATGTATTCCGGGTATTCCTGCATCAGCAACACAAAGCCCTTGACTATTACCGACATTTCAACGACCGCCACAGGGTCATATTCAGTCAGCTTTATTCGCGCTTTGCCGTCGGATATATCAATTTCCGTGATATCTTTGGAACTTTCCTGCAAAATAGCCGCTGCCGTGCGCACAAGGATTGTCGCAGCCGCGCATATCAAATCCTCGCCTTTGGGCGCAGACCGCGCATGCCCTTCGATTTTTAATTCGAATGTGCTGCCGGTGCTGTTTACGCATACGTTTATCATGTCGTTGCATATCCTCCATCGGGCATTGCCGCCTCGCGCGTCTTTGCCCGGGCGTTAGACACCTGCGCATGTTCGCGCTTGGCAGGGTCTTCTGCAATCTGTATATTCGCCTGCGGTGTGCTGATCTGTACGTTGGCCTGCTGTGCTATAGCCTGTATCTGTGCAAGCGACTGTGCATCACCGCATTTGGCCGCAAGCAGTGCCGCGACTTGCAGTACCGTATTAAATCGGTCAAACAGTGTGCCGTTCTGCTTGATGGTCTTTCGAACGTTGTCGATGCTGTCAAAATCCATCATCGTAAGGCATGCAAGCGCCTGGTCTGTCTGCTGCGGATTGAAAAAGCCGAGATTATAAAACTGCAATGCCAATTCATTGTTTGACATCTTGGTGTATGCCGTGCGCTTCTGCGGAACGACATTGATATCAAATTCCGGCACACGCTGCCCGATATCGTATCCGGCAAACATCTGTGTCTGCGGCTTTATGTGCTCGTTGGAATAACTTAAGAACAATTCCTCGCCGCCGTCGCCCAGAATGCGGAACTGGCGCGGCGCATCGTAAAACTGCCTTATCAGCTCAATGACAAGATAGTTTAATTCGCTGTATGCCCTGTAACTTGCCTTGGTGCTGTCTCTGCTGCCTTTGCCGCTGGCTTCCTGTAATGCCGCTATTGCGCTTGCAGCCGTTACGCCGCTGCTTGTCGTGCCTGTCGCAGTTTCCGTGTTGCCGCTGGTTTCGCGCAATTCGTTGATGCTAAGCTGCAGCATGCTAATATAGTTACCGTCAAGGTTATCGTGCGTAACAGGCTTTAGGTTATCGTCGTTTAAGCTGCCTTCGACGTTTATGATGGTTTCATTCAGATTCGTAAACTGCTCAACGTTTACACCGCAGTTGGCTTTCTTAAAGTACCTGGGTTTTGCGCCGACCATTGCATTTTCCACATACGCCGTTTTCATCAGGTCAATTTCCGTCTGCGGCGCTTTGCACAGGTCTACATAGCCGTATCCGCATGGGCTGCCCTCAATGGGAAATAGCGTATCAAACACATACGGGTATTTGCTGTGGTCATACCAGCCGGTCATTGCACGGTCAGGGTCATTTTCCGTCGCGTAAAGCACCGTGCCCGGAACAAACAGTATGTAGTGCAGCACACCGTTTTTGTGATAGTACGCACTGATAACAGGCACTTTGTCCGTAGTGTCTACATGGTCATCGTATCTGTATTTGCTTGTGATAAAATCATGCGGTATGTTCTTGCCCTCCGGCAGCTCTGCCGGAAACATGGCGCGGACTTCGGTTTCGTCCTGAAAATCGACCTCAAAGAAATACTTTGACTGCTGTATATCCTCGACTCCCGGCTCCCAGAACAAATTAAGGATGTTGCACTTGCGCACATCGATATCGCCCAAGCCGTTCATCTTGTTCTTATCCCATATGACCTTGTACACGCCTGTGCCGGTCTTCAGCTTTGACCACATAACTTTGCTATAGGTGGCCTCAAACTGGTTTTTTTCCAGCACAACAGGGATTATTTTAGACAGCATAGCCGCCTCTGCTTTATCGCCCTGTTCCCTCGGCAGTATGTTAGGCTCAGGGTATGCATCCATTGCGTCGGCGTGTTTGTTGGTGATAACGTTATGCAGCCAGCCGCTTTTACTTCTAAATCCCGGCTTTGCGTGACCGTCCTTGTCTTCTTCAACATCGTTTCGCAGCTTCCACCAGTTTTCCGATGCGATAATACGGCTATCGACTGACTTCTTCCCGGCGCGATATTTGTTTAGTATCTGCATCAAATCCTGTATCTGCTGTTCCCCAATGGGTTTTATGCCAAGCATCTGCGCCGCAGTTTCAACGCTGCCAAGCTCGGGCGCTTTGCTGCCGTCTGCGCGTATAGTGTCCTTAGTGATATCCATTTGCTTTATATCCATCCTTTTTGTATTGGTTCAGTGGGTCAGACAATATAACTTTCGGTTTTTGAGGTATTATCGGGCTTATCGGTCTTGCCATACACATATAACGCCATTCATCGCCTACGTGGTCTTCCATCGACGTGTCCAAATCTTCGGGCTTGTGTTCATCGTACATCAGCAACGGTATAGTACGGATAAACGCCTTGCAGTTGTCAAACACATACATGCGCGGATAACCGTTATCGTCAAATTGCAGTCGGTAATGGCATTGCATCCAGCCTGCAAGCCGCTTGTTGTCGCCGGGGTCGAAGTACACACCGTATTTCTCGGCGGTCTCCGCGACCGACACGCCGCGCGACACATCCCATATTGACGGGTCAGCAACGCCAAGTATCTTGCGCCCTTTAAGCCATGGGTGCGTCTGCTCCGTCTCGCGGATACGCTTAAACTGCTCGTCGGGCGTCCACTTGACACCTTCGTTTGGCGTATCTGTGCAGCCGTATAACTCCAAAACGCGATACAGTACGCCGTCATAGTCGATAGCCCACCATGCGCAGCTGAATGGTTTGTTATAGCCAAAGTCGTATGACCTGTATATCGTCCAGCCACGTGCCGCGCCTTCGTTCAGGTCAAACGCCGGTATAACATGCGTAAATCTGCGCTGTGCTATAGCTTCTTCCGGCGTTATCCCCGCCTTTGCGCACAGTTGTGCATCCGGGCGCGTTCTGAAATCTTCAAAGAATGCGCCGTCGAATATATCCCATTCGCCCTCCAACCACGCCTTACGCAGCTTAGGCGGCAGGGCTTCAAGCTTTTTTATATAGTCGGGGTCTGCTTCCATCAGCGGCTTGTTATCCGTGACCTTGCTTTGAATGAATGAATAGTCCTCCGGGTTCTCCCCATCGGTATAGGCGCGGTCTATCGCCAACCGCTTCACCCAACTGTGCCCAACGCCGCCGGGGTTACATGTAACATATATCCGCCGTGGAAAATCATTCGCGCCACGCACGCAGGCCGAGAGCTTCCTAAACCGTTCTTCGGTTTGGTGGGTACCTTCGTCCAAAAACAGAATATCCGTTTCTGTGCCCTGAAAGCGTTCTGCATCCTTGTCGGTATCGCAGTACCTAAACAATATTCTGCTGCCGTTCGGGAATGTAATGACCTTCTTCTGATCGTTATAGCTTGCCATGCGCTGTGATTTATCAGCATCATAGCAATGCAGATCGCGTGTCAGAGGTACTATGTGGTTTTCCTGCAATTCCGGGTATGTTTTACGCACGATCATGCATGTTATCCCCGGGAACTTGAAGCAGTACAGCACCGCCGAGACGCGCACGACGAAGCTTTTGCCGCCGCCGCGTGCGCCGCCGAAAAACACAACATGCGTCCTATCCTTTAAAAACTCCTGCTGTGTAGGGCTTAGGTAGTCGATTTTATATTCCGGCATGGTTATTTACCGCAGAAATCATCGGCACCGGCAATGATAACGCGCACCGGCTCAGGCTGTGCTTCTCCTGCTGCCTGGCGTTCAAGGTTTTTAATTCGCGCTTCCTGTTCGCGTTTGTCTGCATCGGATTTAACACCCTGGATTTCCGCAAGATCTTTCATTGCCCCTGTGAGGCTTTTCAGGCCGCGTTTATCCTTTATAATATCCGCATCCGTTAACTGTGCTACAGCGCTGCATAGCTTGCTTGACAGCAGCCCGGCGGCTTCCAACAGGCTTTTGTATTCCTGATAGTCAATCTCCAACTGTGCTTTGATACGGTCTGCGCCCTTGGCCGCGCTATACTGCGTCCGCTTCTGCGCCCATTTTTCACGTTCTGCGCGCTTGCGCAAAGTGCTGTAAGAAACGTTGTGTTTCTCGGCAAGCGGCCTTGTGCCTATGTCGGTAGTAATATATTCAGTTTTGATATCATCCCATTTGCTCATGTCTTTATAATAATGTAGGTGGCGCTGCATTAATCAGCCCCACCTTGCGCACTTTTTTGCTGCACATAAAAAATCAAGGGTAACGCTTAATGCGCTACCCTTTAGTATTTTTCCGCTAATGTGATCTTGTAGACCGGGCATTGTGCGTACTGTGTGCAGCAGTATTTGGACACATACACCCGGCGTTTCTGCTCGTCGCCTTTAAACCACAGCTGCAATCTTGCGTCACCGCATGGGCCTTCGCAAAAAATCTTGTTCTCACGCGCCGAGCCTTTTGACCAAAACGGGCATTTTGCCCGGCTGTCATAATATCCGTCAGCGCCCCTCATGCAGCGTGTACCTCGCGTACCGTGTCGGGATGCCGTAACGGTTAAGCCTGGTCTCCATTGTTGTTTCAACATCATAGCCGCGCTTACGAAGATCAAACACGCGCCCGGATGCCCTGCCTATGCCATAGTCATACATGGCCTCACGGCTTGTTATACTGCCGTGTTCGCGCATGTGATTTAGCATCATTTCGCACTGACTTTGAATTATCATGTTCCGCGATACCTCCAACATTTTTTAGTTGTAAATGTCTTTACCGCCCTTGCGCGTTTTATGTAACCAGTCACCAGCAGCTCCCTTGCCGGGTATTCATTCCGCGCCGCCGCCTTGCGTTTATCGTTTTCCGTGCAAAACGCCTGATAGCTGCTGCAATTGGCGTGGCAGCCTATGCGGCGCACTGTGCAGCCTTTACAGTCGTTAGTCATCTTTTTGTAAATTCTTTGGGTGCAAAAGCAGCGCACCAGCCGTTACGCTTATCGCAACGCGGCACACAACAGTATTCGCAGCACCAGTCGTAATAGCTGTGCTCACTCCTGCGGCATATCTCGCGCACAACGGTTTTATAGTCGCGTATCACATCTTGATAGTATGCGATTGCCCGTTCCCGCTTTTTTATGTCGCGTTCCGCTATGGATATCGCATCATTAAGCATTTCGTCGGGGCAACCATTAAGCAGCCTCAACATCCACATTCGCAGTTTATGCAGTAGTTTTTTCATGTTTATTCTCCTTCAGTAAGTATTGACTTGCCGGTATACATTGCGTAGTTCCGCTCGATAGAAGCGCCGGAGCTGCTACACCAGCCCTTAAGCAGGTAGATCGCGTCGGCCGTATCTATCATTGCGAAGCATATGCGCATATAGTCTGCCGGGAGCATGCCCTCCGGCAGCTCAGCAGGATTTAATACGATATGTCCCTGCGCCTCAAGGCTCGTCGCGGCGATATCGAATTTCTCTTTGTAATTGGGCTCGCCGGTGATCTTTCCGGCTATGTAGATCTTCATTCTTCTTTCCTTCCTCCTTGCTTGTAATTCCTTTCAAAATTCATATTTACCATCCTTTCGACTAACGTTTCTGTAGTTTGTCACATATTTTTGCGGTTTCTTCTGCAAGATTATCGTATATTTCTTTTGGAATAACATAATCAATGCCATCTGTGCTACACGGAACGACGCTGTCCAATCTTTCTTTCAGCCGAGCCAGTTTTGCAGATTTATAGGCTTCTACAAGCGTTTCACAATCGTGCATTATAACCATTTGGTCGAGCATAATGCGCACATCGGCTATTTCCTCCGCAATATGTTCAACATTATCCTCGCCGCGCTCATACTTGCAAAGTTCCTTTTGCAGCTCCGACATTTCTTCCATGCATACGAACGTCTGCAATTGCCCGCCGTAGGTTTCAAGCGCCTGCTGGTATATCTGCTTTGCCTGATATTCGGATTTTTCTCCGGTGTCTTCTAACAAGCGAAGCACTTCATATGTGTTGGCACAGTGATAGCCTTTGCCGTTTACAAAGACAGTGTAGCTGCCGTCGTGGTTGCTTTTGGCTTCCCAGCCTACGTTTTTAGCCATTATCGTCTACCATACCTTTCATCAAAGGGCGAGAAGTTATCCTCGCCCACTATTTCACGGATGCGCCGGTCAAGGACGGTTTTTGCATATACGATCTCGTCGTCGGCCTTGCTGTCTTCCACCACCAATTCAGCGATTTCGTTTGCGTATTTAACAAACGCCTCGCCAAACGCCCGGGCGCGCCCTGCGCCCAAGCCCAGCACTTCATTAGCGGCCATAAACGCCGCGTCCTCCGCAAGCTGCATGCGGTTACGCCCGTAAAGCTGTAACTGAATGTTCACTTCGCGCTGCACGGCTTTTGCAAATGCCGATTGCTTAGCCATCGTCTGACCGCCTTTCGCAGATTTGGTCTATAACGCGCTTGCATTCAGCAACCATCTCGGCGGTTGTCCAGCGTTTTAACTCTTTGGTATACGCAGAATCGCAACAAGCGCCGTTATAATCCCGACGTTGGGAATAATCCCAGCCTATGAACAATCCTTTCCGGTCTACAGTCGCTAAATATTGCTCCAAATACGTAATTCCGCCGTGACAGTCAATCTTTTCAACATTTAACGGTTTGCCTTCATATTCACTGATATCAACATACGCACATGGATGAGTCCCGAGGCTTAACACATAGTAGTCAAAGCCTCTCCAAGTGCCGTGCATCAGCTGCTCAGGGTCACAGCGTTCAGGTTTATAAACCATTTCTTTCATTCGTCAGTCCGCCTTTCTCCGTAACTGCAAAAGTCGTCCGCGTCTGGTGTTTCTTCGCACACCCATTTGCAATCTTTATGCGGATAACCGTTGTTGTTATCCTGCCAGTAAATGCAGTCCTTGCAGCGCACTACAATCTCTGCGTCTACGGTGGGCATTTCCTCCACCGCATCAGCAAGCGCACAAAAAGTTGCAAACCGTTCTGCCGTTCTCGCATCAATGAGACACTCCGCCATGTCAGCCTTTTCGTTGAATTTTTCAATTAGTGCGTCACCATCAATCAGTCTCACCGTCATCACCTCCGTCCATCTTTGCCCCGCAGTTGGGCATGTATTCATTCGGTATGTCATCCCACCGCCCATGCACCACAGGCACATAATCCATCTGCACCGCCATGCGTTTAAATTCGCTTTTTGTCGGTTCGTGAATATGAATAGGCTCGACAGCAGGCGCACACTTAATACGCTCGATAACTTTGTGAGCGCCTCGCATTTCTGCGCTCGTTATTTTTTCTCTTACCGTATATACCACCGATTGTTCGATGTCATGTAACAGCGCTTCACGGTCTATGTTTTCAGCCATTGTCGTTCTCCTTCCCACTAAGCCACGCACGCAAAGTGTTCAGTCAGTCGTTCCATCACTCCACCTCCTGCATCCAGAACTCTCGGCGACAGTCGGAGCAGAGACGGCCAAAAGTCGAGCAACAGCCGTCAGCATCTCTATGAGCCGCGGAAATCTCAAGCGGGCACATTCCCAAACATCCATCTTCGTGAACATATGCCTCCGGGTACTGCTCCAGGAACACGCTCTGCCGTGTCTTGCGCGGGTGTGCGGCAGACCACGCTTCGACAGCTCCAGCAAGACGTTCGGCATCTACGTCACGATACCCACCACACGGCTCTCCTTCCATAGGGCAGCCAATACATGCTCCTTTGTAAGCGTTGCACATCCTCTGCCGCTCTCTGATAAATTCAATAGCGTCCATCACATTTCCCTCCATTTCTATCCATTTCTATTTGCACGGACGGTGCAAGTATTTCGGCTTTCGCAAGGTTTTAGTTGCCATCGTTTACCCCTTTCGGCGCATCCGGCAGCGGCATCCAGTGACTCACTTTTACTTCTACGCCCCTGAAAAGCCAACTTTCTTCGTCATCGTTATATACCCCGACACTTGCTGCTTTGAAATAGGGCATATAAATCAGATAGTTGATGTAGGTGTTATCGTCGTCGTCAATCCATTCCTCGGGCAACTTCTCGCTGCACGGAATCCACTGCACTTTAAGTCGGTTTCGTAAGCGCATGATCTCTTTGCCCGTCCATTCAAGCTCCGCTCTCAGCGCTTCGTTTTCGCGCCTTAGGTTTTGGATTGTTAAATCTTTTTCTGTCATCATTCGTCCTTTCTTCCAAAAATCCTAAATCAATCTGGTTAATCTGCACCGCATCCATCCCGGATATTCTGCAATCGCTGCAAGGGCAGTTAAAGCAGCTTGGGGAATACGGGCAGGGCTTGTTTACTGTTGGTCGGCGCATATTCCGCCCCACTGTTCAGCCATTGCTTTGGCTATGCCGGGGAAGGTCTTGCTTCTGGCTTTTGCCCGTTCCTCCTTGTTCCCTCTACAGTCCATTTCCCAACACGAATAGCGAACAGTTCCGTTTTTCATAACCATTTTTCTACCCTTGACTGGCTCGACAATGTTTGTTGGTGTTAGTAGCTGAACACCTTTTACCCACAAGCAGGTTTTCTTAGTTACGGCGTGTCCGAAGTAAAAGGGCTGAATAATTTGAGAGTATTCGGGAAGACAGAAAATCTTTGAAGGGACGGGGTTCTCAATGACTATTTTCGGAATATCAGCATAGTAGAACCGCATAAACAAATCTCTGGCTACGATACCCTTTTGTACTCGGTCAGGCTGCAACTGGCCGCCCTTCCAAATGTGTCTTGCACCAGCGTTTGTCAGGTAAGTACAAGGCGGATGAGCTATCAGCAAATCCCATTTGCCCACATCATGTGCAACGCCGTCCATCGTGGTTATCTGCCCACCTTTGAGGGCTTCGAGCGCGTCGCCGAGTATGTGCCACTCAGGATGCCCGCCCGACGGCTCGATTATGTCGCAGCTGTACGCCTCGTGCCCCTTTGCGCGGAACGCCTTGCACACCGTCTGGCTTTCTTCACAGGCTATAAGAACTTTCATTCATGTAACTCCCTGCATATCCGCATAATCGTAGTAATCGCCCTGAACTTCGGTTGCGCGTATCGGCATTAAATAACCTACTGGAACTTCTATAAGTTCACTACCCTTGCGACAAACGGGTTCTGTTACTACAACGCCTGTATTCATGTTTTCAGCCTGATAAAAATACGGATTCTGAAAACAGCTAAGAAATTTGACATTTACAAGAACATTCTTTCCATTGCCTTTAAGTCTTCGTGCTGTGCGTCGTGCGTCGATTATTCGCAAATCCGGCGTAAGTGTTAATCGATACTGATCTTGTATAATCTTTTTTATGGGTATCGGCTTTAGTTCAGCGACTTTTTCAAGGCTAAAGCAAATCAGATTTTTGGGGATTATATATCCTTTATATCCATCTGCCGTAACAAAAATATTGTTTGCATCAATTTCAAATTGGAATACCCGCTTTCCTGCGCATAGCGCATCAAAAATTTCTTTTTGTGCTTTGGTATAGTTCATTAGTACACCCCCCTGAAATGATTTGTTTCCCCGTCGCCGGTGAACCACAGATATTCGCTGCCCAGTTCGCGCACGACTTCTGCGCCCTGTTTCTCCGCCGCCCAGCGCTGAACAACATCCAGCGCAACGGCATACAGGTTGTCCCATACGGGGAAATTGGGGCTATAACCGTAAAACTGCCCCGGCGCGGACACAACGCCTATGATGGTATCGGGAAAACGTGCATCATCCACGCGGTTAAGTACGCACCACACGCATTTCATCTGATTATCTACCGTGCAGCCACGAGCCTCGCCATATAGCATCTGCGCAAGGGCAACAACATCGGCCTCGGTAAAGTACATCTCGTACTCAGGCTCTGCCACTTCCACTACGCACAGGCCGTGCGTATCAACCTCGGGCGGTACACCGTCCGCACCGGCCTTGCTGCCCCCTTTATCAAGGGCAAGCAGTATCATGACTATCAGCGCCAGCAGCGCCGCGCACACCTGGGCTATGATGATCGTGTATTTATTCATCGGCTACCTCGACAAATTCGCCGTCCGCAAGCTTATACCATGTATCAGCCTTTATTATTTCGCCGTCGATCTGTGCTGATTTAACGCAAACAGGGGCACAGCGCTGTTTATCGCTGTCATATGCCCACTCCGCAAGTGTTATCCAGTTGCCGACTGCTCCTTTTATAATGCTGTTGATGCCTATAGCAGCGCCTACGCTGGTGTTGCCCGAAATATCGATCCGCGCGTAGCCACCTGAGCTGCCTATCTGCGCGTAGTCACCTGAGCTGCCTATCTGCGCGGAGAAGCCTGAGCTGCCTATCTTCGCGGAGAAGCCTGAGCTGCCTATCTGCGCAAAGTCGCCTGAGCTGCCTATCTTCGCGGAGTCGCCTGAGCTGCCTATCTTCGCGGAGAAGCCTGAGCTGCCTATCTGCGCAAAGTCGCCTGAGCTGCCTATCTTCGCGTAGCCACCTGAGCTGCCTATCTTCGCGGAGTTGCCTGAGCTGCCTATCTGCGCGGAGTTGCCTGAGCTGCCTATCTGCGCGGAGTCGCCTGAGCTGCCTATCTGCGCGAAGTAGCCTGAGCTGCCTATCTGCGCGTAGCCACCTGAGCTGCCTATCTGCGCGTAGCCACCTGAGCTGCCTATCTGCGCGTAGCCACCTGAGCTGCCTATCTTCGCGGAGTTGCCTGAGCTGCCTATCTGCGCGGAGTTGCCTGAGCTGCCTAT